TTTGAAGATAAACTTTGTCAAGTTATAACCGTTCCTACATCAACGACTTTTACAATTACATCGCCATCAGCAGAAGCCAACGGTGGTGGCTCTGATTTAACTTCAGGAAGTTCTTGTGTTGTTGAACCTTATCAAACAGTTGGACCAGAAGCACAATCTTATGGATATGGTTTTGGTATTGGAAACTATGGAGGAACAGTTACAGGTTCACAAAGCACAGAACTAGATGGATCACTTAATGCTGATACAGCGGGTACAGGTGGATCTGGTACAGCAGTGACTGTAGATGCCACAGCAGGATTTGCATCAGCAGGAACAATTGCTGTGGGTACAGTTCCAAGTGCTGAGTTAATTACTTATGGTTCGACAAACTCTACAAATTTTTTAAGCATTACTAGAGGTGCATCAGGAACAGCAACAGCTGGAACATCAAATGGTCAAGCCCATTCTACAAATACAACAGTTCAAGACGCAACTTTATGGACAGGTTTTGGAAATGCTGTGTCTGCATCAACCGTGACTCTTGAACCAGGGCTATGGTCATTAAGTAACTTTGGTCAAGTGTTAGTTGCAACTATTGCTAATGGTGAGACTTTTACTTGGGACTCTTCTATTGCAGCTAACTTTACAACAAGAGCATCTAAAACAACTTCAGGTTTTTCTACAGCCATCAGTGGTTCACTAGGTAATCCTACATCAACAAGATTAACTTTAATATCACCCACAACAAGACACTTAATTCACTTTGGAACAGAAACAACAATTGGTGATCCAACAACTCAAGACGATATGTTTATTAGATTTTCAGATCAAGAATCTATAAATGATTACACACCTACGGCAATTAATTCTGCGGGCACACAAAGATTACAAGATGGTACAAAAATTGTAGGTGCTTTAGTTGCTAAAGAAAATATTCTAGTATGGACAGATAATGCATTATACACAATGAAATTTGTTGGTGCTCCTTTTACATTTGGTTTTGAACAAGTAGGTACTAACTGTGGTTTGATAGGTCAGAATGCTGCTGTAGAAATTGACGGTGTTGCTTATTGGATAAGTAATAATGGTTTCTTTGCTTTTGATGGTACGGTTAAAACATTATTATCTTCTGTAGAAGATTATGTTTATGATGACTTTGACACGACAAAAGGTCAACAGGTTTGTGCAGGTATAAACAATCTATTCTCAGAAGTAGTTTGGTGGTATCCAAGTTCAGGGTCAGCTTACAATGATAGATATGTTGTATATAATTATGGTGAGTCTAATCCTCAAAACGGCTTAATATGGTACACAGGAAATGAACCTAGAACAACTTGGGTTGATTCTATTGTATATCCAAAACCTTTTGCAACAAAGTTTGATGACACCGCAGACGGAACTTTTCCTAGTATAATAGGTTTAAGTGGACTAGGTCAAACAACCTATTTTGAACACGAAGTAGGAACTGATCAAATTAATCCTGACGGAACAACTACAGCCATTGAATCTAATATAAAATCTTATGACTTTGATTTAGACGTTAAAGGTAATGGTGAGTTCTTTTTAGCAATGAGAAGAATACTACCTAACTTTAAAGTTCTTACAGGAAATGCAACATTAACTGTTGGTATAAAAGATTTTCCCGCACAATCAGATACTACAAGTACATATAGTCCCTTTACATTAACGTCATCAACGACTAAAGTAGATACAAGAGCACGTGGTCGATTTGCTAATATTCAAATTTCTAATAGTTCTACATCAGAAACATGGAGATTTGGCACAGTTAGAATTGATTTACAACCCGACGGGAGAAGATAATGGTTAAACCTAACGTTGATTTTATGCAGAATTATAGACCGACTCCAAATCGGGTCTTTGATTTGTATAACTATTATCAAGGGGTAGGTCCCACAACAGGAACACCAACGACAACAACTGCTAGTGTTCCAGGATACAGACCTTTTGTTCCAAGTAGTGGAGGAGGTGAAGGTGGTATTACTAATATCAATCCAGGTGGTTTTAAACAAACAGATAATTTATTTTTTGAAAGACCTGATTATGAATATGATGCAGCTTTTCCTAATGCAGGTAGAACTAAAGGTATGTTAGGTAAAGCTAGAGATTTTGGGATTAAGGCACTAGCTTCTAATCTGTTATCACAAGGTGGAGCAAAATTAGGATTTGGTCTTTTAGGTCCCCTTGGTGCTTTGGGAGGTGCAATAGGGGGAGGTATTTTAGGGTTCGGGGCTCGAGGACCTACCGATGCTGAAAGAGTTATAGGAAACTTTTACGGTAATCAAGGTAATCAACCAAGTTTTTATAGAGACCCAGTAACAGGAGAACTTGTAGAAAGTGCAATGCAGGGATATAATATTTCTTCTTTATTTGGTAAAGGTATTCCAGCTGCCATAGATAAACGATTGGCTAGAATTGCTAGAACAATAACAAAGAAAAAAGGTAAAGTAACTCAAGGGTTATTAGATTTACAAGCAAAACTAGAAGCAGAAAAAGCTGCTATTGAAGCAGAACAACAAAGACAAACTAAAAATTTAGCAGCATCTAATAAAGCTATGGGCAGAGGTGGATATCAATCTGCTTTTGGTAAAGATACAGATTTTATGGAAGGACCAGATACAAGTAAAGGTCAAAGTTTTAGTGATGTACAAGGATCAACATAATGACAAAAATAGTAGTAAGATTACCGGAACCAAAAGAAAAATATGAAGTTGATAACCAACGACAAATTAACAGAGCCTTACAGTCTGTCGTTGAACAATTAAACTCAACGTTCTTACAAAATCAAAAGGAGGAAACAGAGAGATTTACTTTCTTTTCATTGTAATGGCAAATGTATACAAGAATATTCAAGCAGTGGTTAACGCATCAGGAAGTGATGTTAGTATGTACACTTCACCTGACGCTACAACTAGTATTATTAAAACAATTAAATTGTTTAACACACACGGGAGTGCACTAGATGTTACAATTAAAGTTTTTGATGCCTCAAGTTCTACTGATTTTGAATATGAAGTATCAAATGTTCTTGCAAGCAATGGAGTTGATTTACTTACGTTTAACAATATTCTTATACTTGAAGCAGGAGATATATTAAAAATGCAAACAACACAGACTAACGTAATAAAGATGACCGCTTCTGTATTACAGATTAGTCGATCATAGGAGGAATATGCCGTTCATAGAACAAGAAGCTAAAGAAGAAATTAAGATAATAGAGGGTAAAAAAACTAAGGTTATTACCCCTGAAGTAGAGATTACTTTGACTAATACTCAAACAGGAAAAGAGTATATGTCCGATGCTGAGGCAGATGCTGATGTAAATGACCCTAATACTGCTACTAAACGAGAGCATATAAGAAGAGATGTGCATGTAAAAGTTGCTCAAATCAATATTGGTGCTCAATCGAAGGAGTTGTAAAACGATTAAAAATAGGATATTTTAGAAGATTATGGCAATTTCAAGAATGCAAGAACCAAGACAATTATATGGACTAGGCAGTCTCGTAAAGAAGATTACTAGACCAATCAAAAAAATAATTAAGTCGCCAATAGGTAAAGCCGCTTTGTTAGCGGGTGGTGCTTATTTAGCTGGCGGTGGAGGAATGCCATCATTTTTAGGCGGTAAAGGTCTTGGTGGTTTTTCTTTTAATAAAATACCTGGTTTTTTAAAAGCTAAAAATTTTATGTTAGGTGCACCTCAAGACTTTGGCAGAAGTGCAGGTTTCCTTGATAAAATAAAAGGTTTAGGGGGTGCAGGTATATTAGGTATTGGAGCAGGAGCAGGTTTACTAGGTGGTTTGTTTGCTAAACAAGAAGATGAAACAGAAGAAGAGTATCAAGCTAGAATACAACAGTTAGGACC